TTATTGGTCTGATAGTTCTGATAACTATTCTTCCTTATGGCTTATGATGGATATTAAATTTGATGAAGGTGTTAGAATTTTAGGTGCCGCAGGTAGTACGACCGGTGCTGGTGGATATGCACCTTTTGTAGAAGGGGAAGAACCTCCTGATTCGTCTGCTGCTAATAAAAATGATGTAGCAACATTTGGCTTATCTACAAATCAATGGGAAGCTCCTCCTAGATTTGAACGCTATGCTACTAGAAACCAACATTTTGCTTCCGATAATATAGAGGTTGAAGCTTT